ACAGTTGCTGCTCAACTTCGTTGACCAACGGGACTTTGTCCTTGTCGAGATGCTGTGGCAGATTGCCGTGATGCGAGAACGCTGGCGGCGGCAACCCGCAGGTTGACAACAGGGCCAGTAGCAGCAGTGATTTCTTCATTAGTATTTTCCTTTTCTACTCTTTGGACTAGCCGTAGTATGTCCGCCCTTTCCACCCCAAAGGTCTTTACAAGCCCAGTATCGTGCAGATCCCTTAGTTGCTGAAGCGCACTTGTGTCGTGACTTAAAAGATTTTCTAGCTGCGGCAGAGTAATTGTTTCCATAGCCCTTTGCTCCGTACTGAATGATCTTTTCTTTTCCACCGCTGCAGTCCTTGACCACCCTCTTCTTTTTGCTTCCTGCTGGCGCTGGTCTGGGCTTGTTGCAGGGCATTGCCTTTTTGTTGACTCTTGATGGCATATTATTCTTTATCCCGCAGTACGGCCTTCAGCAGTGTGGTTTGTTCGACCAGACAACTTCGGAGATCCCCCAGTATTTTGTTGGACTCAGAAATTATTCCTCTAAGTGCCTCATCGCTGGTTGTATCTTTTTTCATCCATTCCATCCTTTCCTCTTTGTGCATCATATCTGCTGCTGTTCGTTCTTCTCTGTGGCTCTTTGTAATAAATTGGATATACCAGAAACACGCTATTAAACTGCCTAATCCTGCACCTAAATCGGATACTAATTGGATGATACTGGAGGATTCGGGCATAGTTTTACTCGGTTAGGGTGTGGCTTCTGCTGGCATATGCTCGGCCTTATTAAATGGTTACCCAACTCTGGCTGGATTCTTCCCAACGATAAGAACCTTCTGGTTTTGCCACTGGTGCAACCCAATCGAAATTCTCATCTAATAGCCAACTACTAAACGGTTGTGGGTTAACAAAAACGTCAGCAGTTTTGTTGTATGTTCCGCCAATCACAGCAGGTTGTTTACGAGTCCCATCCGTATGCGACTGAACCTGATTTAGCGATTCTGTTTCTGTGTCTGAAACAACACATAAATTTTCAACCAATCCACTGCTGTTAATAAGTGCAAATGTTTTCATATTTTCCTAGATAGGAACTCTGATTAGAATTATTCCGTGACCACCGGATAAATTCCCACCGGATTCGTAGTTGCCTCCAGCACCACCACCTGTGTAATTTGTACCTGCCGTACCAGCCGTGGATGAACCTGTGCCTCCAGCACCACCTCCGCCAGTTCCGCCAGAGCCTGCTGTACCTCCAGCCCGTACCATTCCACCACCTCCACCAGCAAAAATGCCTGATGCACCTAATGCCGTGCCAAAATGAGTGCTTAAATCTATACCTGCGCCACCGTTCCCAGAAACACTAGCAGATTGAGCGTTTTGCCCAGAAGCACCAGCACCAGCACCTCCACCTCCACCTGTTGCATATGGTGACCCTGTGTTATTACTGCCACCAGCGTTCCCGTATTGAGTGATTGACCCAAATGGTAATTCTGAATGAGACTGAGACGATTGGGTTGCACTACCTCCAGATCTTGATTGGTCTGCACTTCCACCTCCTGCGCCAGACCCACCACTAGCGCCCGTGTTACTACTGACACCGTTACCACCACCCTTCGCAGTATACGAAACAACGGACCCGTCATACGTTTTGAAAATGGAGTCACCACCAACAGAATTTGCGCTTCCAGAGCCAACCGTTATGTAATAAACGTTGGGAGTTAATGTGATCCCGTCGAGATGGATAACGCCACCACCACCACCACCACCCGAATACGCCGTAGTACCACCTCCTGCACCAACAATTAAAATGTCAACATCGTCAATTACAGAAGGGACTTTAATCGCATACGATGCTGTCCCGTTACCTGTTTGGTAAGCGTAGATTTTATATCCACTAACACTTGTATCAGATGAAGAACTACCAATAAAATTTGCATCAACCAAGACACTACTAAGGGAACTGCTCGCAGTAAGCGCAGGTTCTCGGCTGACGATAGCAACCAGATCTCCGACTGCAGGGTTGGTCGTAAAACTGACTACTCTGGTTGATGAATTGATACTGAAATCGGAGGAACCTAGCTTGACTCCGTTTAGGTAAACATCTGTCTGAGAAACCGTAAGCGGATACGGAAAGGTAACCGTAGTTTCTCCAGAACCCATCGTGTGTTCGTGTCTTCTTTCGGTAACCTGCACCCCGTTGGTCAGTTCTCGTCTACCCTTGATGACGATGATGTCTCCGTTGACTGCGGCATTTGCCAACGTCACCGTGCTGGCATCACTGCCCAAAGTGTAGTCTGCCGTTCCCAGTAGAACCCCGTTTCGCAGGACTTCCAACGTTGCGGAGTCGCTTGATGCGGTGAAACCACCTGTGTTGAAAACACTCTGTGTACTCGTAACCGCAAACTCCTCTCGGAATTCACTGGTATGGAGGACGGGCTGATTGCCAATGTAACTCATTTAAATCCTGCTAGTTTCATAAGGCTTCCTATCTAATAACCAAAATATTAATAATCACAGGGTTTGCGTTACCGTAATATCCGCTTTGTCCTATTGTAAAATTAATTTTGCTTGCTGTGTAATGAGAACTTTTTGTAAATGATGTTGAAGCTTGGCCTATAGCCATTAACTGAGGGATACTAGAGATAGTGCCTCTTGTTGTTGAACTAAAGCACACAACATAGTTGTCATCTTCTAATAACCCAGATTCAAAATTAATTTCAAAACTCCCAGTTGCTAACTTAACAACAGAAGTGACCCCTTTACCAGCAGCAATAGAACTGGTATCTGGTGTATTTAATGAAGGGATAGCACTCCCATCAAAATTAACCCATGCAACCACCTGATGTCCTCTATCTGCAATCTCAACTGCTTTGGTCATGATGCGTTGATGTCAATAGCTTTTAAATCTTCCACGGTTTCAGCCGTATCACACAGCATCGTGATGTTCCGTAGGCGAACCTTTTCCGCTATAATCGCAGTCGTATCTGCACTGGATTCCAAGGCTCTTTGAAAAGCGACATCTTGTGCTTCTAACAGAGGCTTGCGTTCCTGTCGGAGAGATTCCCTTTTTATCTCTTTAGCCTTGTCAATATTGATCGTAATCACGCACCTACTCCATCGTATGAATTGGTGAAATCATAGTCCCACGCATTCCTAAATTCTCGGTCTGCTGGGAGTTCTGAACTGTCGATGATTTTGTACTTTACTCCGGTCGGTACGTCTTTAGCACAGATCTGTTCTAAAGTAAGGCCACAGTTTGGGGCAGGTACTAAAACAGAGATGGTTTCGTCATTGGGGAAAATTGCTAGTTTCATTTAGCTCCTAATATAGAATTGCTACAGAAAATTCATAACCATAATAGCTACTACTAGTAGCATTAACGTAAAACATTGTTACATCCACATAACCAAGTTGTCGATCTCTCACCATCACGTCTCTATTATACCCCCCACCCTCAACATCAACCCCACCAGTTAATAAAAGATAATCTGTTGAAGGCATATTCTCTGTAAAAGTTATTCTAATCTTGCCTTGAGCTTGCCATGTAAAAGAGTCAATGTTCTCCGTTTTTAAAGCGTGGGGGGCAGTGCCGGAAGTGCTAGAACTCGTTTCTCCAAATAAAGCATATCCTCTTAGTGCGTAAATTGGAGCATCATCTCCGTTAGTGATATCTGCTATATTCCGTGCATTACTCATGTTGCATCCAGTGCTGTGGGCCAATCATTGCTTGATCTCTTGGATAATAATCGTACTTTGTGCAGAGTTGTGTTGAGCCTTCAAAGCATTACCTCCCGATTTTGCAATTTTAACCGAATATGTTATTGGGCTACCTGCGGAGGCTGGAGTGATCCAAGCTATAAAAGGGTAACGTCTATATGGTCTTTCTGTACCATCTGAATTTGCGTACCAAGTGTAGTTAGTTGGGTCAGCATATACATTGCTTGCCCCATCGTGGATAATAGCACCCAACCCTACATCCAGACTTTCTTGCCAAAAGACAAAATTTACTTGAATCAAAAGTTTGTTTGAGGTTGAGCGAGGTGTAATTGTTGCTGCTAACCCAACTGAAGTACCCACTGTTATGTCTTGTGAAGTTACATCAACACCTGTTGTCGTAGTATTCACAACTGTATTAAGTGTAGTACCAACAGGAACACCCGTCCCATATACTAGCTTATCGTTCGCAATGTCGTGCGATACTAGTTCGTGTCCTGCTACTTTGATTGATCCTGCCATTATGCTTCCGGTTTAGTAGGCCAAGTCACATTAATTAAATTACCCTGTTCATCCAATGCTGCATTTGGTGAATTAGTAGGGAGGTCTCGTAAGGCTTGACGATAGTCTAATTGCGCTTGGGTTGCTGTTCTATCTGGGAGTACCCACCAATCTGTTGCAGATAAGAGTTGGTTTCGCTCAATGCGCAACCGATTACCTAAATCAAGATTTTTTCTTTCCTGCTCTTCTGGAGTATTTGGGTCAATACTAAAATTATCATATTCTGGAACAGGGTCTAAGTATGCTGTGCGAACGCCATTTATTAAATAATGATAATGTTGGTCATAATGTTTTTCTGCCATTATCCCACTCGCTTAATAGTGACCATTGAATTTTTATGATCCCCAGTGCCACTGGTAGTGACATAGGTTCCGCCCCCATTTGATGACCATAAATACAACCCGAAAAGTTTTTCACTTGCTCCTCCTGTAATTTCAGAACTTAAAACGTCAAATCTATATCCGTTACATGCAGTTAAACCACTACCAACTTCACTACTTACATAAGCAGACCATAACCCATAAAATGTTATTGAGCCGTCTACACCAAAAGCTAAACGAGTGTAATCGGTACGATACACACTCAAGATAGCGTCCATAACATAACTGCCTGACTGATCAAAACTCCAACGATTTGAACTAAATGTAACTGCACAGTTACTAGTGTGCGTTTTAACATCCATATTTCGCAAAGACCACGCATTAGTAGATCCAGATTGCCCACTTGTATTTGCGTACCACAGTGAACAATTCCCAATCTCAACACCAGCAGGAAACTGCACCCCACTATTCAAAGTTATTGTGCTGCCAGATGCAGTTGCAAGAGTTTGTCCGTCTAGTTTAATATCTGCCATAGTTAATAAGCGTAAAGGGTTCCGGTAATGTTTATTGAGCCAGTAAAGTTTGGAGATCCACCCGCATTGATTAACTGTCCATCCACCGTGATCGTTCCACTAAATTCGGTGTCACCAAAATAAACTACATTCTGGCTACTAGGAACATTAAAACTTTCACCAATCACATTCCGTTGCTGCATCCCAGAAACAGTCACATCAGCATTGTCTATACTCGTTAAAGAACTAGAGCGCTTTGATCCTAAGTATGACATTAGTTCTCCAGTAAAGAAGCAGTTACTTGAATCGTGTTTGAAACGGAAGCATACACATAGATCTCGTCATACTGATTCAAAACAATCTTTGAAGGCAAACAATCTAATGTTGACCCTACTGGTACAGGAGCATTTTTAACGATGAATACATTATCGGCTGAATTAAATCCGGTGTTAGCACTTGTTGACAAACGCTTGTAGATCGAGACATTCGCAGTCGATGCACCGATATTTGAAGCAAATAGTCCAATGACCACTGCCCCATTCAAAGGTGCGCCAGTACCACTTCCATCATAAATCACTGTCTCAGTATCTGCCGCTACAGAAATACCTGATGATTCACTTACAAATGCCATATCCTATCCTAATGCGATTGCGTATGAGATTGCTTGCGCTTCCGTAATTCCCCCTCCACCACCTGACGGAGTTTGATATTCTAATGCGTTTCCTGCTGTGTTGACGGTTAGTACCTGTCCTGCTGATCCCAAGGCAGTTAGTCCGGTTCCACCAAGTTGATACGGGATTGTTCCTGCTGTGATCTCCTGCCCACTGAGACTTAGATAGTTGTTGCTAACGGTAGCAAGGCTTACGTTGGTGCTATTGTCTGTTCCTACCGGATCGAAATCTGTCCCAGAAACTGGGATTGACGGACGATTGCTGATGTCTGTTGTCCAATCAACCTGCCCAACTGTGATGGCCTGACCAGAGATCGTCAGGTAATCATAGGTCGTATTATTGAGAGTGACATTTGTACTATTGTCTGTGCCAACTGGATCGAAATCTGTTCCACTGACAGGGATGGTTGGTTTGTTTGTTATGTCTGTTGTCCAATCAATTGACCCTAGTGTTATCGCTTGACCTGTAATTGATAAGTAGTCGTAGTTTGTAGTGTTTAACGAAACATTCGTACTATTGTCTGTGCCAACTGGATCAAAGTCTGTCCCAGAAACAGGAATCGTAGGTTTGTTTGAAATGTCTGTTGTCCAATCAATTGCACCTAACGTAATCGTTTGACCAGCTAAAGAAAGATAATCGTAGGAGGTGGTTACTAGACTTACGTTTGTGCTATTGTCTGTACCAACCGGATCAAAGTCAGCTCCACTTACCGGAATACTGGGTTTGTTTGTAATGTCTGTTGTCCAATCAATTGCACCTAATGTTATTTCTTGTCCGGTAAGGGATAAGTAATCATAACTTGTGGTTACTAAACTAACATTAGTGCTATTGTCTGTGCCAACCGGATCGAAGTCAGTTCCGCTTACTGGGATCGATGGCTTATTTGCAATGTCTGTTGTCCAATCAACTTGTCCTAGTGTGATTGTTTGACCAGCTAAAGAAAGATAATCATAACTTGCAGTGTTAAGTGTGACGTTTGTACTGTTGTCTGTTCCAACCGGATCGAAATCCGTTCCCGAAACAGGAATACTTGGTTTATTCGCAACGTCTGTCCAATCAATCGCTAAATGACTTTTTAGTGTAGCAGCATCTACGGTTGTGCTAATTGTGCCACTAGTTGTGATCGGACTTCCTGAGAATGTGATACCATTCGCACCTGTCAAGCCTACACTGGTGACCGTCCCTGTCCCTGACCCAGTAATCCACTCGATGTCATTTGCAGTGCTATTAACTGCGAGAACTTTTCCTGCGTTATTCGTGTAGCTTGGTAAAATGGCAGAGGCAGAAGCTGAAGGAAGGGTGATGTTGGAGGTAGTGGTACTGTCGGATAGGCTGAAATTAATGGTAGTGGCGTTGACTTGGTTGACTCCGGTGACCGAAACTCCATCGTCTCCATCTACTCCGTCTGCTCCTCGTAGGTCACCAGTTGTAAATCCTAGCGAATTGCCGTTGCTGTCAACATCATCGGAAGTAAAAGTGACAACGCCAGTGGCAGCATCGTAGCTTCCGCCTGTAAATCCGGCTCCGTCTGCTCCGTCTGCTCCGTCTGCTCCGTCAGCCCCTGGCACTCCAGTAAAACCCTGCTGTCCGGCTACTCCAGGGACTCCTTGAATACCTTGAATACCCTGTTGGCCTTGAGGCAAAGTAAAATCGTAAGTGGTATCTGTTCCGGCGTAGTCTGTTACGGTAAAGCGAATTGTGCTAGCGTCTATCTGCTGAACATTGGTAACAGAATCCCCGTCATCGCCTTTGTCGCCTTTCTGCCCAGTAGCTCCAGTAACTCCTTGTATTCCTTGAAACCCTTGTTCACCGCTTGGCCCAGCGATTCCGGTCAGACTCTTGACATAATTTAGCGCGGCAGAAAGATCTGTCGTGTTGTTGAAGGCTGCCGAATCCGTACTAGATAAAGGAATGTGGCTAGCATTTAACTCTGTGCTAACCGTACTTAGGTCTGAGCCAATAATCTTACGAGTTTCAACCGTGACCGTCTGGCCTAGCGAAGTAACAAGATCAACCATTAGCGCCACCTCCAGCTAACTCGCATTCTCTTTTTGTTAATTCCACGATTTCTAGTCAGTGAATGTTGAGGCTCGGTTCGCCTAGCGTAACCGACTTGCTCCAGAAATCTTTGGCGAAACAACGAGGATTTTTCAATGTTTCGTAGTTCATTTTCTTTTAGATACGCTCGCTCTGCCACACCGTAGACTAGTGCTTCGTGGAACATCGGGCTGATTAGCGGAGTCTCTGAGTCGCCGTAGGTAGTGCCATCATGACCTGTTCCGCCTTGAGCAGTTGTGTAACGAAGTCGATCCCTCGGCGGATCAATCACGCCATCAAACTTTAAAATGGCCGTGTCGGTAATCGAGGTAATGATTCCAGCAGTTGTGGTCAGAATGTCTGTAGAACTATCCCCTGTGACATCAAATACTGGAACAGGAGAAACTAGCGTAGAGCTAAACAGCGGGTCAGTAGCAGTCGGGGTGGGGTAAACATCGAAGGTTGGAGCCGACATATGCTCCAGAATAATAGCGCGAATCGGGCCAGTTTGACCTCTCCAGTTAGCGTCTACTAGCTGGCCCATCACTACATTGTGTTCGTCAAGCACATTCGGCGCAAGAATGGGAATCTCAACAGAAGTATTGTTGATGCGTACTCTTGTCAGATCCATCAGCGGAGGAGTAGCTGGCCGATTAAAAGTCGAAGTAGCCTCCACGATTGTTACGCTAGAGGTAACAATCGGAAACTCTGTCAGCCGAATAAACTCATGCTGAGCATCATAAAGGTATTGGCGTAGCTCGGCGGGTAGCCAGCGCTTGCCTGTGCCTCCAGTGTAACTTCCATCTTGGAGTAGAGTGCTAACCCTATCCAGGATTTGTGCTTGCGTCAGGCTCATTCTCTCCTACTTCTAAAGAATGTCTGGTCTTGCGTGGAGCTTTTACGCTTTTAGCCTCTGCTTTGACCTCGCTGCCTGTCCGAGAATCTATCAATGTTCCTTGAGCGTCTTTTACTGGAACAATAATACTTACCGGAAATCGAGGTCGTTGGTAGCCTTCGGGTGGCTTGTAGTATTGCGTCTGCGTGTACTCGGTGACTAGACATTCCAGTAGCCGATTAATATGAATACCGCTAACCACTCTGGCAGACCCACGGGGTATGACAGCTTGAAAGCCATTGACCGAAACACCCACAGCATCATTTTCGTATTGCTCACGGCCCATCTCTACACGAATAACTCCGTAGCCTGGTGGAATGGATTCGGTCTTACCGTCCCATTCTGGCGCTAGATTGCGGTGATCTTGGACAGTCTGATAGCGTCCAGTGCCACTATTGTAATAGCTTGAAGCTTGGCGAGGTTCGTATGTGTAATTCATAAATTTTTATTAAAAGTGCAGGGCCGCTTGCACGGCCCTTGGATTAGTAGTCTTAGACTACTCTGGTTGGGGTATCATTCTTAGGGAAACGATACACAACGTAAGCGTAGACTGCGCCTGCTGCAGCGGCAGCCGTTGCGTTTGCTAGACTAAAGCGAACAGTCCGATCCGGTAGCGAGGATACGGGAACCCAATAAACTTGGGGTGTCGCTTCGGTGTTACTGGTAGCCGTGTTTACATCAATTGGAGTTGGTGTAAACAAAGTCCCACTAGTTTTGCTGCCGATACTTAAATCGACGTTAAGCTGGTTAAAGTTGGTTTTTACAATAACAACAACTTTTTCCACAATGCACTCAGGGGGAACCGTAATATCAACAGGCGCGGCTGTTGTACTTGCGGCAATGCTGGTAAATGAAACATGCTCCGTGCATTGAGGAACATAGCTCATTTGTTGTTTATCACTTCGCATAGTAATGCTCCTATAAGTGAGTAGCTAGTGAGATTCTCACTAGCTACTGGGTAATAAATTAGCTATTTGAGCCGTAAGGTGCAGGAGGATTAAACCAGTTAGCGCCTGTTCCAGCGGTTACGGAAGCACTTAGATCAGTCACTGCTGTTTCTACAGACACCATCCAATCTTCATTTAGGATGACACTGCCAAACATGAATGTATAACCCACGGTTCCACGCTGTCCCAAGGGGTCGGTTCCGCTTGGGGTTGGCTTAACTACTTTAGGAACAATGCTATCCATTCCGCCAATTGTTGCTGTACCCACGCTGTCTTTTGCAAAGATCACAATTGGGTAAACATGAGCGTATCCGGTAGTAGCATCTTGCAATACATTAGCTCCGCCTACTGCTCCTGCTCCTAGCGTAGTGTTTCCATCACGATCAAAGGGAACTGCTTGAGTTGTGGCGATAAAACGAATTCCATTGTAGGAACCCATTTCATATTCCATGATTGCACCAGTATCGGCGTACTTTTCCACGGGAACAAAGCCAACAATGTCTTCCAGATCTTGTCGTAGATTCGGGTGACAGATGGCAATGTAGCCAGCGCGGATTGGCTGAGTCTCTTGACCTGGAGAAGCAGAGAGCATCTCGGTCATTTTGACTGCATCATTGTTTTCTAGAAAACGAATGGCAGCGTCGAACTCTACTCCTGTAGTAGATAACTTGGTGTTGACTACGTTTCGAGCAGCGCCATTGGTAAAGATCACATTGCTTGGAGAACGGAAATGCTTATACGCCAGCATATCCATTGTTTCAGCAGCTTGGATCGCTTGTCTCTCGGTAATAATTGAGACATATGGATCTTGGCCGAGAAGCTCCATGAGATCAGTTACTGGCGTGTAGCGCCCGTATTGTCTTACAGTATGTGAAATTACTTCTGATTCTAGCGTGTCGAAATCAGGAGTTACACCCTCACCTAGCGGCGTAGTATTAATCGGGAACTTCTTGTAGCGTCGGTGTCGAATGACATTGCCTTCGTTGGTTCCCTTGCTGTCCTTTTGCGCAAACCTAGCAAATGTCAGGTTCTTTTTTGCAATCGGCAGCATCTTGGATTGAATCGTTAATGCGTCTTCCTGCGACAAATCTCCGTAAAGAGATCCGGCAGTGGTCGCAAAACTATTTGCTGTAATCGCCATGATTAGCTCCTATTCTCACTAATTAGCTTATTCCAAAAAGCTTGCTTGTCTTCTTCCGTTTGAATCCCTCTGACCTCACGATTGCGAACAATTGGGCGAGAAGGAATGGAATGACTCGCTGCTTTTCGTTTTGGATTTTCTGGTAGTGGTTCGGGCTTTGGCTCCACGGCTGCTTGAGGTCGAATCCCCTTGTCTGGATAGTCAAACAAGAAAGAACGGACTAGATCCACAAAGCTAGCGGGGTTATCAAAGTCCAACACAACATTCTTGCGGTGCTTATTGCTCAACACCCACTGCGCAAACACCGGATCATCAAGATCTAGCTGCGCTGAGTTGGTAATTCCTAGCTGAGAATTGGCTGCCTGATGTCTTTCATTCAACCTTTGTTGCACATTCCGCTCATGGTTTGACTTGCGTAGCGTCTGAATGTCCTGCTCAAACTCTTTGTTTGCGCTAGACAGACGATGCTTGATGAGAGCGTCAATTCCTTTGAACAATTCGGGGAATGTGGTGACTTCTTCACGCACATTGTCCGGTAGCGAGTCTAGAATATCTTGAAACACTTCATTTGCTTGCGCCTGGTCTACCTTGGTCGCCGGAGGATCAGGAGTTTTTGCTGCAGTGCTAAGCTGTTCTACGCTTTTCGCTAGGGAATCAACACGATCTCGTAATTCTTTGTTCTCTTCCTTGAGCGTGGCAATAAAATCTTGGGAATCTCTAAACCGCTTTACTAGCGCTGGGTCATTTACTAGTGGGTCTGCTGGTTTTTTTGTTTCCGCTGCTGGTTTCTCAGGCTCCTCAACAGGAGTTGCCTCTATCTCTTTAACTTCTGGCTCCGAGTCAGTTGGAACCTCTTGTTTTTTGGCATCTGGATCTAGAATTTTTGCCCAGATTTCTTCTTTCGACAGTTCGACAGGGGTTTCCTGCACAGTTTCCTCCGACAAAGCCGGATTCTGGTCAAGTACTTCGCTCATAAAGCTCTAGTTAGGAGTTTCGTTCGGGGTACTCCAGCAGTTCACGGAACGCTTGAAGCTTGCCGACTCGTAAATTATGCTCCGACAGCCTGTCCTGGGTCACGGGGTGGGCTAGTCGGGCCGTTTCCTGCAACATTCGTTGCTGCAAATACTCTTTGAGGTGCATCCACAGCTTTCCTCGACATAGGACTTGGAGTTCGTCCCTCGACAGGGGTGTCTGCGGCTGGAATTGTTCGTTCATTTTGTTGCTGTTGTTCTAGTTGGGCTTGCGCCATCATGCGTTGCTGCTGAAGCTGTAACAATTCTTCCTTCAACATCACACTTAGCTCGCTAAAATCACCGATTTGACCTGGATCACCCCCTTTCTCCAGCAGCGCCATTACTCTTTTGATTTCTAGCTCGCGTCTTTGCTCTCCGATAGAGAGTCTTTCGTCTAGCGCGGCTTTCAATTTCATCTGTTGCTGCTCGATCTGAGCTTCCAGCCCCTTGACCTTGGCTTCCATCTCTAGTTTTTGCTGCATTGCCATCTGTTGAGCTTGCTGTGCTTGCTGAACTTCTTCGGGACTCTTGAGCATTTCGTCTGGATCTAGGGAAAATGCTCGCAGCATTGGCTTCGCAAAGCGGTCAATCTTCATCATTCCGGCTAAATCCGGCACATTCATCACAATTTGCAGAAATTGCAGCATCTGCTGATTGTGTATTTCTTCGGCAACAAACCTTTCATAGCCTGTGCAGATGGCTTCGGCGTCACAATGCAGGTTTGGGTCATCGGAATCGACCAGCAACCAGCGATAGATACCATCAATGGCTCCTTGCAAAATGCTAGAAACAGATTGAACTACGCTAGCTGTTTGCTTTTGGCTGGCAGTGTTCAAGATCGACATGCCTGTAGCCGTCTTTGTCTGGTACGGAGCCGATTGACCCATGCCAATTGGCGACTGACCGGAAGACAAATTGGCTTCTCGTTGTAAGAACTGCATCATTTCCATGATGCCGTGGGTCACATCAGGAATAATGATAGGTCGAAACGCAGTGCTAATGTCTGTACCTGGAGCAAATTCTAAAATGCCACCTGGCTCTAGGTTCTGAATATCGGTTCCGTGCTGTAACTGGCTAGGGTCAACCGCAATCTGTGGTGCTGACGCGAGTTGTTTGCCCTCGACGTACATCGCCATCGCAAAGTTTAACAATGACTGTATATCTCGGATTGACCAGAAGATACCGTCACCCCAGATGGAGTGCGGGACTTGCTGCCAATAGCCAAAGTGGTAGGGCAACATTCCGTCATAAGGAGAAATCGTGGCCTTGATGGTTCTGTCTCCCAGAACATGAATGCACACAGGAATTAAATTCAGATTGCCAAACTCACTGGTATCCATGAATCCGGTCACATCGTCAGCGTCCAGCATTCCCCAGAATTCTAGAAGCTCATACTCCTTTTCTTCTTCGCCATAACTCTCCTGATGCGGATTCAATGGCTTTGATATTTCTGTTCCGGTGGAGTAGACACGACGATCTAAAACATCGCTGACTGCTTCTGGGTCATATCCTGCGTCTTCTGTCAGTAACTGACGAACCTGTACGGAAGAGAGTTGACGACGCTCGATCAGGTAGCTCAAGTCGTTGACGTTCTCTGCCTCTGGACTAGGGTACAAATCGAAGATGCTGACGAATTTGGCTGCCGGAATTAATTCTTGTTCAATGGCAGATTCTATACGCTGCAAGCGATTAGCGTAGCGCCCCTTGTAAACAGGATAGTTTCTTCGCTGCAACACAGGAGATTTCATCACGCCTGTACCGTGAAGAATTAGCTCATGAATTGCCTTGCTGATCTCATTTGTAAAATGAGTTTTATCTAAAATGTCACGAATTCGATCTTCGATATTGGCAGCGCGATCCGCTAGGATTTCATCCAGCGGTAGCTCCTTGCGTAGCTCGCTAATGTATTCTTGTCTCTCCCGATCTGACATCTCTCCCATGCCTTG